TCGAATAAAATCGGTGCATTCAGTGCAACTGTCTGCACCGGATTATACAAAAATTCACAAGCCATAACACGCCCTCCGTCAGCCGTTGCAGCCGCAGCCACAACCACCATTATTGTTACACTGGAAGATCGGTGTTCTGCCATATACTGGTGTAGTCGGAACCGGGCAACTATTCAGACGGTTATACAATGCATCAACCTCGTTCGCAAATCCCTGCTGAATGAATGCGTTTTGTGCCGTCTGTGAGGCCTGCCCGCGGGCATACATAAGTTCTGATCTAAGATTTGCATTTTCACGCTGTTCTGCGGCGTACTGCGCCTTCACGTTATCAAGTTCCAGGGCACAAAGTTTATCAAGAATTGCCTGGGTCCCTCTGGTCTGAGAGTCAATAATATCTCTTGTGTTCATAAGAGACTGGGTGCGATCTGCGCAGTTTTCTGTAGCAACTGTATACTTAAGATCTGCAAGGCCTAAACGATTTTCGCAGCAACAATCTGCAAATTGGGAGCCAAGCTGATTAAAGCCCTGGGCCATTGCAGTCTGAAGCCCAAATGCTTGTTGCATATTAGTCATCTGGCGTCCATTTGCAGCAATTTCAGCTTGGGCAAAACCGTTTGCCATATTGGAATTTACTCCGGCGAAACCATTACAAAGCGCCTGGTTAACTGAAGCAAATCCATTGGAAAGAGCCATTTGAATATCACCGCAGCACCCGCAAAGCTGAGTAGAAAGTCCCTGAACTCCAGCTTGTATCGCACCGATACCACTCATTGTTGCAGCCTGATCAAATCCTCTTTGCATGTTTCCACCGCCCTCATTTACTACAATTGGCTGGCCGCCAAATCCTCCAGCGCCTTGCCCATTATTATTCCAGCCGCCTGCAGCTAAAAGAATAATTAAAAGAACAATCCACCATCCTTGGCCGTCTCCAAATCCATTGTTATTTCCACCGCCATTCTGATAAATAGGATAAGGATAACCTCCGCCGACCATATTGGACGGGCTTACGAGCATTGTTGCAGGAATTCCGCCGTTGCCTTCATCAGTAAGTGCCATATTTTTGTTTCCTTTCTTTATAATATTTTTATATCAAATGCCTGTGCACCGACATCTAATATCATTATTTTAAAAATATCGTTATTTTAAATTATTAAGTAATTGCTGAGCAACAGAAACCAACCCGCCATTGACCTGGCGACTCTGTATTAAAAAATTAATAATAGAATTCGGATCTTTTAAATTTATATTATTGGGAATATTATAGCCTACTGCTTGCAAGAATTGGAGTGGGTTTTGCTGTAATTGATTGGCCATCTGAGCTAATTGATTTTTATTTAGTGTTTGTGGACTTTTTCCCAATTGATCAAATAAAGACATTATTCAGCCCCCTCTTTCTTAGAGTCATTTGTATTGGCTTTTGTCAATGCCTGGAGACGTGTTTCAAATTCATCTCTAGTAATATATAAATTTGGATCTATTTCAGGCTGCTTTTGACGTGGCGGACGTTTCGTAAATACATCCAAATTATACTGACCATTTGCAAACATTGTCTTTACATAAATTGCGCTATCATCTTTTGCAATCATCATTTGTGAAGCCCCTGCCGCTAATGGATAATTTTCTGCAGCCTGCTCATTATCGACTTGTATAATTTCGGCATGAATTGTAGGTAAAGAAATAGTTTGCTGAGTTTGTGTCTGCGGTACTTGATTAATATATTGTTGTTGGGGATTATTATATTGTTGTTGCGGATAATAAATTTGAGCCGGTTGATAGCCTATAGGAAAACCTGTGTTATAATTGTATGCCATTTTCAATCCTCCTTTTTATACCAATAGAATTGAGGAATTTCATTTGATGAATTCCAGGAGTCATAAAGATCTCCATCTTTAACAGTTGCAACGTGTCCTCCAAATCCTAATACATATGTACCAATTGGATGATCTTTACAAAAATCGCGAACTGTATAACAATCTGGGCAATAGTTAGGAATAGCCGTACGATAAAATCCATTTTGTCTAAGAACTGCTCCCCAAACACTGTCGGACGACGGCATATCACCCATATTATATCCGGCGTCTGAGATAAGGTCGTACGCTGTTTCCCAATCAATTTCCAGGGCTTTTGAAACTGCTCTTACGGCGCAATCACCCACGTTTCTGCCGGTTGGATTTGGATTGTATCTAATCCACATTTTTATACTCCCATCATATCATTCCACATTTTACCGCCGCAAACTCCATCCGGTTTTCCTTCTGTCCCAATGTCATAGCCTTCTGCAATTCTTCGCTTTTGATATGCAATAACTGCTTTATAGGTATCATCTCCGAACCAATTATCAATAGGCCCGGCATAATAGCCGAATGCTGTCATAAAAATTTGAAGAATTCTGACATAGCCATTTTTATCTCCAAGTTTAACAGGCTCAAAATGAAAATCATGTTTGGAAGACACTGCGCTATTTTTAGCAGATACCGGCTCTTTTACAGGCGTGGATTCTTTTGAATAATTTGGCTTTGCAAAACCAATAATATACGGGCTATTAATGTCGATTGTCCGTCGACCTACTGCGTCTTTGTAATTACCTTCGATAGCTACCATTGATTTGCCAGAAACTGTTTCAACAAAGCCCACATGGTCAGCAACTCCGTCGCCGTCCCAGTCATAGAACACAATCCACCCAGAAGATGGGGTTGTTCTGCCTTTCCATAATCCCAGGGCTTTAAGTTTCTCTATCATTTCCTGGCATCCGCATTCAAGGAAAGTATATACTCCCAGTTTGATAAATACTGCGCTTACAAATGTAGCACACCATTTATCTGTATATTGTACTTTATATCCTCTTGCAAGGGGCGTGTGAGAATTGTATACATTTATAATCTCTTTGTGGGAGCCATCCTTTTCATTTTTTCCTATCCAAGATCTGGCTGTAGATAAAACAGATAAAGGCGTTAGCATTATAGTTTCCTCCATATATTTTTTATTTGCGTCAGTATATCCAAAAGGATCTGAGCCGGCCGCCGGAAAACAATAGAAAGTATATTCACTTCCCATTACATTTCTAATTCTCGTTACATTTGGAATATAGTTGTTATTATCATATTTATTTACTGATACTCCGTTATTTTTAATCCACTTAATATCACTCTTGCAGTCATGCTCATTTACTCCCAGCGGGAGAACAAAATTTCCATTTACAAGAACATCTCGAATCGCAGCAATATACTCGTTATTTACGCTTCCATTGTTCATATAATATGCTGCTTGATAAAACCATCCGGAATTACGCATAAATGAATATATATCGTTTCCGAATTCATTACTATATGTTTTCGAAGTCCTGAGGAGGTTACTTGCCAATGTAGCCTCAGCTTTCGCCCCCTCGATCGATCCTTGCTCTTGTTTACATAAGGCTGCAATTTTTCGTAATTGATCATCAGTAAGATTGTACATATTATTTACCTTCGATTAAATAATCTCCATTATCTGCACTATCTTTAATTTTTTTAAGCCTATCATGTAAAAATGACGGAATGGGTACACCGGCTTGGTCAAGGTTTTCAATCACTGAAAGTACTTCCATAACTACAATATAAATACTGGCAAACCTGGCTACATGAATATCTTGCAGCACTGGAATGGCATATTCTGTAACAAATGCAATAATTACTACTAAGAATTCGCCGCCTTTTCGGAAAAGTCCTTTTCTCATTTTGGTAGAATCCCAGGTGCCATTAACAGAGGCCTGAATCCAGCCTGTAATGATATCTACCGCAATCCAAATTGCCGGTAATAGAAAAAGCCAATAAACGTTTGCATAACTGATGTTTGTTAGATCCATAATTTGATTATCCTTTCTTTATTTATAATATTAATTTTAATAGAAATTTAAATGGGCGTTTAATGCATTTACTCAAGAGTATGCAAAAACTTAAAACAATAGTTGTTCAGGGCTACCTCTGTTCCGTTCACTGTGCATTTGATAGAATCACCCTGACTGTCGCACAGATTACCCGCTGAGCCTTCTTGTCTATCTCCGTAGTCAGTTTGGCATGCGTAAGCTACTAAATCCCCCGCTTGCACTGTTGATGTGCATGTAATTTCTACCGTATCAATATCTTTTATGGATACACTGCTTATAATATCAGAGTTATTCCGTATGACCTCGAAACCATAGTGCGTTCTACTTGTTACCCAGTCTGTACAGAATTTCAGCGGCGGACACTCAACCGCAAATTTAATAGTGATTTTCGTGCCTGAGCGTGAGAACGATAATGGCATAACCCCAATTTGCTTGTGACCGTTGGCAATCCACTTGTAAAACTGAATTCCCTGATAGCATCCGAGAAGATACTGCGCCCAGTTGCTAATATGTGTGTGATCGTCTGCAAGCATACCAATATACATCGGGCAGCTAGGGGCAAACAATGCGTTATCTCTGCACAACTCCATCTGTGCTATGCCCGCCTGGGAGTGTGCTTTGTTTCCCCGGCTTGTTTGGTATGTTATGCACTTAATCGGTTTTTTCTGTCCAAAAATTTCTTTTGCTATTTGATAGATAGCATCAATACCATTTATAAGAGCCTCTTTGTATGTCTCTATAGGTGTCTGTTCGGTGTTATCAGATTCCCCTTGAATCCAATAGATACAGGGCACACCAATTTTCTTATAAGGCATAAGCGCCTTTACACGGGTGAAAATATTTCTCAGCGTGTCAAGTTCCGTATCAAACTGCTTAGATATTGAGCCACCATCATGCCCGCATGTAGCATAGAGCGTGTACTGTTTCTCAAGAATCCCGCCAAAACTCTCAGTTAATTCCTTAATCATTTCAGCGGTTCCCCACGCAGAATTTTCACACTGTATCTTGCCAAGTGTTTCAAGCCATGAATCACTACCTTCTACCAGCTGAGCAATTCCGGCCATATTGGCTTGTGTGTTATTAACCTGATA